GCATCGACTTCGGAGTTTGCCACCGCCGCCAGGCTGACGCCGCGCAGTGTGCCGGTATTGGGTTTTATCAGCGTGATTTCCCCGATAACCTGCTCGCCACGTTTGAGGGGATTTTCCAGGGTGATGATGTTTTCTGTGCTCATGGGTTTCTCACTTTTAAAAGGGGTTAACCGGCCAGGGGTGCTGACCGGGTGAAATTACAGGCCGATATTACGGCGGTGCTGTTCGAGGCGGTCGGAGCCGTTCACCTTCTCGACCATGTTGACGGTGTCGATTTCAATCAGCTCTTTACCGTCCATCGTCAGTTTGAAGTAGGTGCAGACCACCGAGATTTTTGATTCCGAGTCTTCGCCTTGCTTGCCTTCGCCGGTGTCGATCTCTTTCTGGCGGCCACGCATGACCACCTCGACCGCCACCGTTTCGCCGGTGTCGTCGCGCTGATAGGAGCCTGCGAAGCGCACCGGCACGGTATCGACGCCGGTTGCGCCGTACAGCTCCCAGATGGCCGCATCCGGGAAGCCACCAAGCGACCATTCCATCGACAGGGCATCGTCATCGAGACCGAGGTCAACCGGCGCGGCACCGTTCATCCCTGCGCCGCGATAGTTCTCCAGCTTGCGGGTGAGCTTCGGCAGGGTGATGGATTTGGCGATCCCCTGATAGCTGTAGCCATTGAGGAACACATTCATGTACTTGAGTTTGCGGGGCATTGCCATTGCGCGGGCTCCTTAATTGCTGTTGACCGAGGAGACCAGATTCGCCAGGTATTTATCGGTGATGCGCTGGCGTAAGGTCAGATTTTCGAGAGGGGGAACCGGCGTATAGTCATAATCGATATACAGTTTCCCGGCTTTCAGGGTCTCTTTGTCGTTGGCTTCCTCATCAAACCAGCAGGTGGCATCCACGATGTAGCCGTTAGTCTTCATCTCGCGAAACTTCGCGTTAATCCCGTCAACAATGTCGCGAATAAGCGTCGCGGTGATCGGCCTGTCGACCGCCCACATATGCGCGTCCGCCATCGTGTCGGCGATAACCTGCGCGGTGCGGGTATAGTTCTCAAACAGGAAAAGCGGGTCATCCGAGCAGGTGCGGTTACCCCAGAAGCGAAAGCCATCCTTGCGAATCAGCGTCGTGACCCCAGCCTCGTTGAGCAGGTCGGCATCGGTGCCGGATTCCTGTAAATCCCAGAAGACCGATGCGCTGATGCCGGTGACGCCGTTCACGCCAACATTGGAGAGAGTTTTATGCCAGCCCTGCTCCTGGTCGATTTTCGCACGCAGACCCAGCGCGCGGGCGGTGGCATACGCGGTTTGCGTCGCGTTCGCGGCAGTATCCCACGCCAGAAAATCCGGCCAGATAACCATCAGCTCGCGCTGGCTGAAATTGTCGCGGTATTTGATGGCGTCGGAGACGGTTTTACAGCCCCACGCGCTGACGTAACCAAAGGCGCGCAGCTTCTGACAGACCGGCGCAAGCGCGGTCGCCACGTCGAGAGTATCGAAGCCCGGCACGCCGAGAATGCGCGGCTTCACGCCGGTGACCGCCTCGGCAGTCAGCAGCGCTTTCAGGCCGGTGTATTTCCCGTTCTCATCCGTGGTGCCGATGATATTGGATACCGTCTGCGCAAAGGCTTCCTCATCATCGCCGGTGCCCTCTTCGACACGCACGACAACGACAACGGGTTTCGACTGGTCAGCAATAGCCTGGAGGGAGGCGGCCAGGGTGCCTTTTTTACCGGCTCTGGCGATAGCGCTTTGCACGCTGGTAATCAGAACCGGCTCATTCAGGGGAAAGGTTGCCGCGTCGGCATCGCTGGCGGTACAGACCATGCCGACAATCGCGGTCGAGACAGTGGAAATGACGCGCGTGCCGTCGTTGATTTCGACAACCTGCACGCCGTGGTGATAATCACTCATCCGTTTAACTCCGGGGTTATGGGGTGAGTGTTATTGTCCAGGGTGCGCGGGTGCGGGGCTATTTATTGGGGTTGGCGGGCGTGGGGTACAACAGCAAACAAAAAAGCGGGCACATGCCCGCCGGTGGATAGCCCTGGTGATATTACCTGCCTGGCTACTCTGGCTTAACAGGCCAGCTTATGGCCGGGGCTGATGAAATGTCGACGGCTTCCAGCAAATCCAGATAATCCAGCCACATTCCGTATTGAGTCAGCTCATCACCTTTCAGTCGCCCGATTGCAGCCTTGCCCGGCCATTGCCTGCCATTCATATAATCATTTGCGTCAGCAATGTAAGCAACCTTAAGCTCTGCGGCGCTGGCCACATTCCCGGCATGCTGCGCATCAGTGTCAGTGACCCACTTCTCGCCGTCCCACTTGTCGTATTGCGTGGTGGGAGCCACAGAGGTGAAACCGTCTTTAATCGCGCCGATATAATCAATGGTCGAAGCACTGCGGTCTGTAGTCGAATAGACTGTTTCACCCCGGTGGTCTTCCTGCTGTGCCCATTTCTGGCCGGTAAAAACCAACACACAACCATCCCCCGCAACACCGGGGGCAATGTCAGTTGAATGTGCAGGGAGGCCGACACCAACAGCCAGATACTCATCACCTGAACCAGTATATTCGCCGGTTTGTGCGACGAAGTTATGAACAGTGATGCTCCCTGCCATAGTCGCAATTTTGGTTTTATCCAGTACGGCTGAAGCCATTATGCAGCCCTCACGATGTAGTTAAATGCGACGTTACGCGGACGGGTTTCGGTATCCCCTGTGGGATTTGTAGTAAAGTGAATTGTTCCGCCAGCGGTTCCCCCACCGCTAGATAGAGGGCCAGAACCATCATCAGTGGCAGATGATACATAATCAACTGTATGTAAGTGGCTTTGAATACTAAAATTCTGGTTACTCCCAATGAGGCGCCCAGAATCAACACCACGCCCGTCATCCCATCCACGAATAAATTCGCCGCGCAGATCAGGCAGTACAAGACCAGGATAAGCCAGTGCGAGCTTCGGATATTGTGCGGCGGTAAATGTCGCGCCGTTGCACTTAAGCCAGCCTGCAGGCGGTGCGGATGCAGGCCACGGGACAGGCGTACCAACCGGCAGAGCTGAACCGTCTCCCAGACCGAGGTATTCGAGGATCGCAGCAACGCTCTTCCCCGACAGATCAGTCAACGTTTTATCAAGCGGCTGTTTTTTTGCCAGAGCCCCGGAAACCAGTGCGGCAATGGCAGCCTGAACAAACGCAGTATTCGCGAGTTGGGTGTCGTTTGAGGTCTGCGCGGCCGTCGGCGCTTTCGGTGTGCCGGTGAAAACCGGGCTGGCGATAGGTGCATATTGCGTGTGCGGGTTGCTGGCCGCGATATGCTGTTTCAGCAGATTGTCGGCATACGCTTTCACCTCAATGACCGCATCATCAACATATTGCCGTGTCGCCAGCACGACAGCCGGGTCGATTTTCAGTGTAACTGCCGAAGTTGATGAGACGATAAGCACCATGCGGATAGTCTGCGTGCGTCCGCTCCCCTCCTGTAATTGCGGTTTATACGTCTCCGGGCAGTTCGCCACGGCAATGAGCACACCGGCATCATCATAGAGACCAATCTCTCTTATCCAGAAGCCACCTTCATTTTCGGGGATGATTTGCTCGGCGATAATCTGGCTCGCGTTATTCGGGTCAACGCTCAGCAGATTCAGCGGCGCGATGCGCTTCTGGTTAATCAGTTTTGTCTGCGTCGCATCAGGGGTGGGCAACATGCCGTTAGCGTCACCGACCGCCATTTGTGTCAGGTTCAGCTTAGTGCCGAGCGCGGTCGCGTTCGCCAGCCTTGCCGCGCCCTGATTGGTCAGAATGGCATAATATTTCGCTGTCATGCGTTCACTCTCAGGTTATCAATCAAATGAATGGCCGGAGCCGGAAAATAATGACCTTCGACGACAATCTCCTCGGGGATATAGGGGTAAACCGTCAGCGCGTCGCCGTCATAGCAACCGGCACCCAAATAAACATTACCGGTCGAGCTCAGGCTGATGGCCAGCCCGGTCAGGTGGCGGCTTGCCGGTCTGGCATCATCAATCAGGCGTTCAAGTTCCTGATACATTTCGTCAGTGATGCCGTTATCGAGCACACCAACGACCAGCCGGAAGGTGCCTGGCTCCTCATTGAGTTGCCACCACTCCCGCACCTCAATCAGATAACCGAGCGGTTCAACCACCCGGCGTAATGCGCTGATAGTGCCTTTATGCTGATGGACGAAAAACGCGGAGGCGATAACGCTGCGTTTAGTGGCTTCCGGCCAGTTGAAATCCCAGCGGTCGACAGAGAGCGCCCACGCCAGATAAGGCAACAGATTTACCGGGCAGGTGCGCCAGTTCCACAGGGTACGCAGCGGAACCGGCACCCGGTTAATATCAGCCGCCGCTTTTGCTGCGGCCACTTCCAGCGCTGTCGAGCCCACAGGCAACAGGCGGTCATCATTCATCAGCGCCCCCTGCGGTGATGCTGTACCCGGTGCAGTAAGATGCCTGATGTTTGTCGAGCACAATGTCGTTGGCCGGAGAGGTCAGTTCCACACGTTGCACGCCTTCAACATGAAGCGCGGCATAGATAGCCGACTGCCGGATGTCACGCCCGAGGCGATGCTGCGAGCCGATATAAGTCTGTAACTGCTGCTCTGCGGCCTGACGGATGGGCTCCGCTTCGGGGCCAGGGTAAAAGTACAGCGTCGCATCAATCTGATACGGCACAATCTCGGCGCGCTGTACCGTCACGCGATCGCCCACCGGGCGCACATCTTCGGCATTGAGAGCCTTATCCACGACAGCCAGTAATTCATCGCTCGCGGTACCGTCATCCTCGCGTGATAAAACGGTGATGGTCACGCAGGCCGGGGTCGGGCTGACGACAGAAATATCCGCGACACGTCCGTCGGCGCTGCGTCCGTGGTATTCATACGCCCCAACCGGCCCCGCAACACTCAGCCCCTCAAAAGCCTGTTGCGCACGCAGGCGCAGGTCAGTGTCAGACTCCATCACCGCGGCCGTCGGCGGAATGGTGGTGTCATCAGCCGGGGTGATGGTCAGCCGTTCGGTGTTATTGTTCGCGGCCATCACGTCAAGGTCATTACCGGCAGCATAGGCCAGCATCGTGGCGCGGGCGGCTTCGTTGACCCGCTGACGCCAGATAACTTCACGGTAGGCATTTTCCTCCAGAAATTTAGTCAGCGGCTCGGACTCCAGCGCCAGCGTGCGGGCGACCGCTTCCTGCTGCTCTTCGGGAAACAGGGAAATCAGCGCCGCCTTACGTTCAGCCAGAATGGTTTCGTAGTCGGGCTGCCCGACCACATCAGGCGCGGGGAGCTGGCTCAGGTCGATAATCGGCATGGTTTCAACTCACAGGGATGGTTAAAGAAAGGCTCTCGCCGGTGTCAGTAAGCTGGCCGGTCAGGTTGACAATCATCTGCCCGGTAAACTGGCGCTCCGTGGTGACGGATGTCAGGGTGATACGCGGCTCCCATTTCAGGACAGCCATATAACAGGCGGCCATGATTTGTAGCTCAAGGGCTGGCGTCTGCGGCTGGTCAGTCATGGCCGACAGCAGCGAGCCATAATCACGACGCATAACACGCGAGCCGACCGGCGTGCGCAGGATATCGCTCAGGCTCTGGCTGATGTGCTCGGCGTCGGTAATGGTGCGCCCGGTGGTTCGGCTCATGCCGAGATAACGCGCGGTCATAGGGGCGCTCCTGTTGTGCCGCCGCTGTCGCCGGGGTGTTGGTGGGTATGCAGTACCTTGCCGTTAGAGGACAGCGCACCGCCGCTGTGCTCGATGTTGCCGCGCATCGTGCCGCCGTTTTGCACTTCCAGCGAACCAGTGATCAGCTTGTTCGTGCAGACCACTTCCGGGGTATCGAGCGTGATGCGGGAGGAGGCTTTGACCGTCACCACCGGCACGGTGGCGGTAATGGAATCCGATGCCGTCACGTCAGCCGTTTTAATGCCGCTGACCGTCAGCGCACTGTTCTCGGGTTCGTACTCAATCACCGCCCCATCCGGGAAAGACACATGCCAGGCATCCGCCGAGGCTGACGGCGCAGGATGGTCATCGGAAAAAATAGCAGGCAGCACAAACGCGGTATCAAGCTCGCCGCCGACGGCCAGAATTAACACCTGTTCGCCAACAGAAGGAGCCCACCATGTCCGCGAGCGCCCGGCGCGCTGGGTCAGCCAGTTGAGCCACGTCGTCTGCATTTCGCCGGTCTGGACGCGGCAAAGCCCTTCCACGAGGTCAACTTCGGTCACTATGCCGGTGCGAATGAGGTTGCGAATCGCGCGAGCGATTTCCTGAAGCGAATTTAAAGTATTCATGGGGAAAAGGATGCCGCTGATAATCATCTGCAGCAATCAAAGGGGGTTCTGTTGTGCAGGATACAATCGCACTACAATAAGTTGAGGACGTTTCATATATCAAAGTAAAGGTGACCATAGCCAAGAAACGGAGTTGGACGCTATGCAATTTTGAGGCCTGAAACTTTCACACAATAACTTCCTTTTTTGTCTGATGACTAGTTATAAGATTAACGATAGACTCCTAATATTCTTTTCAATAGAGTTCTATGGTTTTAGAATGAAAAATCAAAAAAGGGGACAGAATGTTTGATTCAATAGTATTAAATCGTTCTATTGATGGGCCATCTCTTACTGTTGGAGAAATCGCAGAAGCATTGCTCTTCTATCAAAACGTTCACATCGTTATGGATACTTCAACATTATTAGGGCTTATTCGCTCCATAGGTCATAATAATGTAATTAAACTCTTATCACTACCTGACATAAAGACGACTTTCATTGAAGAGTTTGTAGGAGTATATACGCAACAATCAAAAAATGGTGCGGAGCATGCATTACTCAGCGCCTTTATTTCTGGTAGCGACAGCGGCGCTCAGTTGAAAAGCTTGAAGAAAAGATTAAATTATATGATCTCTCGACAAGGACTAACCAAGTCTGAGACCGAAGTCTTCATTGAAAGGTTTAAAAAATTAGTAGTTACAAGAAAATTAGCTAGCGATCATTTTATTAGTGGTGGTGTCATATCAACAGCAAAAGAAGATTTGAATGATGAAGCTTATGTTTCCGCAGCAGCGCGTATAATTGTTAGCGATTTGCTCGTTGGTCAAACTCCTCCTGATAACCTATTTTATAAAATATATAATAATAAGGACACCTTTCGGATAGATACAAATATCAACTTCACTAAAATCAATCAACTTAATATAAACAGAATAAAAATAATTGGTGAGACAACTCCAGAAAGTGTCGCCGCGGGTATATTGGGGGCCTCTTATGGACTCATACTTGCTGCGCATTACGGGGGGGATTTTTACACATCCAATACAGTATCTGAGATTATTCAATACAGAAACAAACAAATCTTAGCCCGAGCAAATATTAACCGCAAAGAGCTCAGATCTTTCCATAACATAGTGCTAGAAGGCAGCCCTAACATCTCCTCAATTATTAATGAGAAAGAACGTTCTTTTGAAGAGTTTCTTGAGCTTCTTAGTCGTGCAAAAAAGTTTAAATCTTGGCTAAAAAATAAGTCGCCTGATAAAAACCTTGTTTCAGCTTATCTTGAGGAAATAACAACAACAGGCTGGTTGGGTAGCGGATATGGAAAAACCTTACGTTATATTGCAAGCGCTGGCGCAGGTTTTGTCGGTCCAATTACCGGTATAGCAGTATCGGCAATAGATGCTTTTTTACTTGACAGATTAAGCCTTGGGTGGAAACCTAATCAATTCATAAACGAAAAGATGAAACCATTCGTTGATATCAATGAAGATCTTTAATTAGGATTTGTAGTTTTAAAACCTCAATTAAAAATTAATATTTAACCTTTGTTAAGGCTAGTATTAACCAAGATATTGAACTATTAACATTTCAATATACATCTTTTCACCTTGCCTTATCCCGAGTAATGGGCGCTCAGGATAATGTACATTCTTGCTGTGCGGGTTTGGCCGATCTTTCAGGCCGTACTGGTGAACCCGCGCAATACGCTGCACCTTACCGGTAAATTCGACCACCGCCTCGTTGTCATCCCCTCTGGCTTTCAGATAGCGATTCGTACGCAGCTTCGCGAACATTTCACGCTTAACGCGCCCTTTTTTATCGCGTATGGGCTGAGGCTTACGCGGAGCGTAAGCGGTGCCATCCGGTGCTTTCTGAGCTTTGATACGCTGTTGCTGGCGCTGGCGCAGCCTCTTCGCAATATCAACGGCCATACTCCGGCGGCTGGCCGGAGAAAGCGCGGCGATCAGCCCGACCAGCTTGTTATCAAACGGCGCAAACTCATCCATGCCAGCGACTCACCAGTTCACCGTTGACGTACATCTCCACCGGGCGGGTGACCGGCTCGGGCGGTGGCGGCTCGGCAACCGTCTGCACATGGAGCGCGGCATCAACCTCTTTAACCAGCGTGCGCTCGGTCAGTAGCAGGCTGATACTGATATCGAAACTGCTGTCATTATTGATGTCAGCGTAAAAGGTAAAGCCCTTTTTCTGCCCTTCGTCGGTCGTCATGATGTCCGGCTGATACTCGCGCAGCCAGGCCATCACCGGCACAAGCAGCAGGTCAAAGTCACCGCTAAAATCTGTCACCACCACATTGAGCGTGTACTGTTTTTCAAAGGAGAGCGACGCGGCCAGCGTGGCGGCGATTTTGCCGTTATCAATAAACAGGCGCAGCATATCGGGATTGGTGCGCAGCACCGGCACCGCATCAGTAAGTGCCTGGCGCAGGCTGTCGGGTTTCAGCATTTAAATCATCCTGGCAGTGTTTGATGGTTTCAACCTGTAACGCACAGTTTTCTAATGCGCGCTCAAGGCTGCGGATATCGGCACTTAAATCGCCGTTAGTCTGCGGATCGCTTCCTGGCATCGGGCATAGGCTCACCTTCGGGCAGCCGTTGTAAACAACTACCGGCGGAGGCGCAGGCGGCGCGCTTGTGCAACCGGCGCACAGCATCAGGCAAATCAGCGCTGTACCAGCGGCGAAAGGCTTCGTTTTCATTGAGTAACCTCGTGACAGTTTTTTCCCGCTGCGCCGCACGCTCACCGGCGGCGTTCAGCTTTTCACGCAGCGCCACCTGCGCCCGTTCGTTTTTCTCTGCCAGGCTGATGGCGGTATTAAGTTGGTTTTTCAGCGCGCCGATTGTCAGCTTCTGCTCACCGGCGACGCGGTTCGCCTTTTCCAGCGAGCGGCTGAGGTTACTGTTTTCATGGCGCAGCCACAGCAACCCTGGAGCGGCCAGGATCAGTAAAATAATCACCGTTTTCATTGCGCCCCCTTCAGGCAATACGCCCGCTCGCGCTGGCGTCGGTTCTCAAGGCCAGTACTTCTGACGCCGTTGGCATACACCCAGCGGGGAAGCTGGTTGCACGCCTGCGGCCACTGCTGGCGCTTAATAAATCCGACCAGCGTTGACTGGCAGGCCGCACCGGTGCCGACGTTAAAGGCAAAGCTGACCAGCGCGTCATAAACCGGTTGCGGCATCATTACGGGGGCGCAGACCGCGAGACGGCGCTCAACGTTCAGCACATCCGCAACCAGATTGCTGGCCGCCTCTCGCTCGGTGATGTCGCGCTTTGGCACCACCCCGGCAGTGTGGCCGATGCCTGATGTCCATACGCCCGCGCTGCACTGGTAGGGGCGCAGACGGCAGCCTTCAAGGTCTGCAATCAGGGCAAGCCCCTCCCGCGAGGTATGGAGTAAACGAAAATCAGGCACCAGTGCCGCCAGTGCCAGCACGGCGGCCACACTGCAACGCTTAACGGTTAATGACATTACGCATTGCCTCCCCGGTGATGGTGCGCTGCTTAAGCTGTATCGCCAGCAGCGCATAACTTTTGCGCCGGTAATACCAGTTCACGCCCACGGTCAGGACGACGCCCAGCACACCGAACCAGGCGGCAAAATCCTGCGGCGTCATCGCCCCGAATGCGGCCAGCGCCGCACTCAGCCAGTAAGCGATAAACGAGGTGATCCTTTCGATATTCAGTCCCACAGATTGACGGTCTCCGTGACGGGTGATGACTGGACGGCAGGCAGTTCGACGGCAGTGCCATGCGGCAGCACTGCGCCGGATTCGGCCAGCCCCGGATTTGCGGCGAGCACCGTCTCGAAAACGCCCTCTGTGCGCCCGTAATAGCGGGCGCAAATCATATCGAGCGTGTCGCCCTGCTGCGCATAAACCTTCATCAGATTTGGCTCACAATGCAGCGGGGTTTGTCCTGGATGCGCGCCACTGACCAGCGCATATCACGCCACAGCTCATCAATGGTGCTGTCGATGCTGTCAGCCTTCTTGTCGCCTTTGGCGCTCGCATCCACGCCGCGATAACGCTCATACAGCGTGGCGGTTGTCATCGCACAGACCGCGCGCTCGTAATGAAACACACGCATGTTTTCGCCATCGAGCGAGTCTGACGGCACATCGGCCAGTTGCTTAAACCCGGCGGCGAGCTGCGCCTGGCGGTATTCGTACAGCTCCGCATTGGTCTCGGCCATCCCGGATTTAATCGCTTCGCGCAGCCGCACCGGGGCCACGGTCTGCTCAAGGCGCATCAGGTCACGCACACGCTTCGGATCGATGTCGGGAAAGAAAAAGGTGTTCTTTATCACCGGTTCATCGCTCGCTGACGGCGGGATAACCACCGTGCCGCCGACAGGCTGCGGCTCCTCGTTTTTTTGAATAATCAGCGTCGTCATGACTACCTCTGAAAAGGTGGGCGGTGGACGCCGGTCGCAGCGAAGGTGAACCACCTGCATTGACCGGCGTGCCGCCCTGGCGCGGGGCGCATTCTGTTAACCGGCGTTCTTTCGCGGGCGACCGCGTTTTGCCGGGGTTGTGCTTCGCGTTTTACGCGGCGTTTTTACCGGCGCTTTCGGTGCGGGCCTGGGTTTCAGCTCGCGCTCAAGCCGTTCAATCTCTTTTTTCACTCCGGCCTGACAGTCGAGCTGCATCGCCCGTTGCAGGTGATCGAGCGCACCGGCAAACTGCTTCTCATCGCGCAGGACAAACCCGGCAATTTTGTGCAGCTTTGCGCGCACCTCATCGGGCATATCAGCGGCAGCGGTCAGGGCAAGCGTGTCGAGTAGCTGACTCACATCGACCGGTTCACCGGCGGCATGAGCGCGCATGGCGGCGAGCGCCACCTCTTCGGTGAACATGTAAGGCGGGGTGCGGCGATGTTTACCCGGCATGGTGAGACCGTACTTAAACGCATAGCGGGCGATGTCCAGTGCACCGGCGATATCACCGACATCGAGACGCCACAGCATGACCGTCATCAGAATGTCGTCCTGGGCGCCCTTCCCCTGTTCGAGCACGCCACCGACCCACGGCAGATAAAAGGGCAGCAGCTCGCGCTTTTTCACGGCTTTCAGCTCTTTCGAGTAAATGGCTTTTAAGGTGCGTTGGTCTGCGGCCAGCTTAACCAGCATCTGCTCATAGGCAGTGGCATGTCGCAGCGGGTTGTCTTCCCGCTGCGCGGTCGTGATGGCCGAGACCCGCATCATGTGACGCTGTGCGGGGCTCGTCATCGGTTACGCCTCCGCTTTCGGTTCGTCAGCGGCCTGTACCGGCGCGGAGAAATCACCGGTTCTGATGTTTTCCACCAGGCAACCGGCTGCGTAGTCTTCCACCACGTAATCAATGTTCATCGACTCATAGTTTTCCACGCGGTCGAGCTTCGCATTTTCATCAATCACGCGGCGGTGGCTCTCATCCATAAAATAAATGGAAAGGTTATCGAGCCGGGTGATAAACATCGCGTCAGCCGGGAAGAACGGCACGCGCACCGCCGGTAAGTTGCCGATACGTTTCTGGCTGATGATGACATCAGCGGCCAGCATTTCGCTGTTGTCCTGCTCTTTGTTGACGATAGGGAAATATTTATCAGCCAGTAGCTGACGACCAGTAATTACCACAAGGTCAGGGTCTTCCTGATACCACGGCGCGATCAGGTTGTTCGTTGCATCCATCACCACGGCGTCAAGGTTGGCAAAATCCCCGCCTTTACCAACGCGGATCACATCAGAAATAACCTGCCCCTCTTCATCGGTCACCTTACTGAATACGCGTGCCGGGGCTTCGTTGCGGTACTTCTGCAACCAGCCGACCGCGACATCCTGCAACAGCGGGTTTTCCGCACGGTTCGAGGTGGCTGCGCGCTTCACGCCATTGAAACCGGCCATGATGAAATCGAGCGACTGGCGCTTGATGATGGCGTTACGGATGCGTAACTGAAAATCCTGATAACGCGCCCACAGGTCGAGGGTTTTGTAACGGATATGGAAATCGAAATTGATCTGGTCGCATTCATATTTATTGGATTCAAGCTGAGCAAAATCCTGCGTCTGGCGCGCGGTTCCGCCAGCGGTATCCGCCGTGCTGGCAATCGAGCCGGTGACGCCGACGCCCACTTTTTCGCCTTTCAGTTCACCGACCGGCACCATATTGATGCGGGTCAGGAAGTCTGACGACTCCTGCACGGTATCCATCAGCGTCTGCGTGACGGACGGCTCGACGGTGAATTTCTTCGACACGTCACTAACGTCGATACCGTTCAGCTCGGCAACGCGTGACAGATAGGCATTAAATTTAAAACGTGTTTCGGGGCGCATAGTTTTTCCTGAATGAGGTATTTAACGGGTTTGCTGCACTGACCGGCCAGGCATCAGCAGTTGGTCTGCATCGCTTCGCCACTGCCGCCGGTGGCTTTGCTGCGGCGCTGTTGCGTCAGGCTTTCGGTGTTGTCGAGTGTGGTTTTAAGCTGCGTGAATGACTGAGCGGTCTGCTCGGCTTTGCTGGTCACATCCTGCTTAAGCGCAGTGAAAGAGCTCTCCAGTTCCGCGATGCGTTTATCCGTTGCGCTGAGGTTTTCCTGCACATGCTCGCTGACGGCAGTCACGGCTTCGTGTACATCCTGAAAGCGGGCGTCATCGCTGGCCTGCTTGCGGCTGAAAATGCCTTTCACTTTCTCGGTCAGGGCGGTGAATACCGTTTCGGGCTGGTCTTCAAATTCCAGTTCGGCGAGAGTTGCCACGGAAATCAGGTTTTCAGGGCTCGCCTTGAAGCGGTTGAGCGGGTTGTATTTAGCGTTGCGGCAGAATTCCAGATACTCAGTGCCGAGGCTTGCCGGGTCATCGGTCACCGCAAGGCCGGTCAGATAGCATTTGCCGCTGTTGGCAAAATTCGGCTGGATCTCCATTGAGGTGTAAACCTTCTGCCCCTTTGCCACCATGTCGACCAGGTTGTCGAGGGGGGCAATTTTCGCAAACAGCGCCCACTTGCCATTAAGCGCAGAGTCGTCCTCAATCTTTTCAGATTTCAGCTCAAGCACATCGCCATAACGGTTAAACACGCTGTCAGGCAGGATGCCGCGCAGGTGTTCAAGGTTGATGCGGCAGCCATAGACGCGCGGGTCGAAACTGGCGGCCATTTCCTGAATATCGGTCGCGCTGATAATGCGCCCGTCGCAGGTATCGCCCTCGACGCCGATACGAAAGAATTTTGATACTTTTTTTGCCATCGTCAGGAGTCCTGATTGTTGATGAGAGGTTCACGGTCTGGGTCGGGTTTAGTTTCCTGACCTGTCCGCTGTTCCGCCATCAATCACGGATGGGTAACTTCCAGCACATCAGCACGTTAGCGAATAAGCGCTCCCGCTTAAGTAGCCTTGCCCTGTATTCATTACGGCGAGGCATCCATGACCATCACCACAGATACATCACTCCTGCACGACCCGCGCAGAAAGGCCGCACTGCTCTACTGGCAGGGTTTTTCCGTGCCGCAAATCTCGGCGATGTTGCAGACCAAACGGCCAACGGTGCAGAGCTGGAAACAGCGCGACGGATGGGACGACACGGCACCGCTTAACAGGGTTGAAAACACGTTAGAGGCGCGGTTAATCCAGCTTTACGCCAAGCCGGAAATGACGGCGCACGATTTTAAGGTTGCGGATTTTCTGGCGCGCCAGATGGAACGCTTTGCGCGTATCAACCGCTACGGCCAGACGGGTAACGAGGCTGACCTGAATCCGAACGTGGCGAACCGCAACAAGGGCGAGCGCAAGAAGCTGAAAAAGAATTTTTTCAGCGACGAGGCTGTCGAAAAGCTGGAGGAGATTTTTTTCGCGGAGTCCTTCGACTATCAGCTGCACTGGTATCGTGCCGGGCTGGCGCACCGCATTCGTGACATCCTGAAATCCCGCCAGATTGGCGCGACGTTTTATTTTTCCCGCGAGGCGCTGCTGCGGGCGCTGAAAACCGGCCATAATCAAATTTTTCTATCGGCCAGTAAAACGCAGGCGTATGTGTTCCGTGAATACATCATCCAGTTTGCGCGCAGGGTGGATGTCGACCTGAGCGGCGACCCGATTGTCATCGGCAACAACGGCGCAAAGCTGATTTTTCTCGGCACCAACTCAAACACCGCGCAGAGCCACAACGGCGACCTGTATGTCGATGAGATTTTCTGGATCCCCAACTTCCAGCGGCTGCGCAAAGTCGCCTCGGGCATGGCCTCGCAGAAACACCTGCGCTCGACCTACTTCTCCACGCCCTCCACCCTCGGACACGGCGCTTTCCCGTTCTGGTCTGGCGACCTGTTCAACAAAGGGCGCAGCAGCGCAAAAGAACGCGTGGAAATCGATATCAGCCATACTGCGCTGGCCGGTGGCGTTGCCTGTGCTGATGGTCAGTGGCGGCAGATTGTCACCATTGAGGACGCCCTCGCCGGGGGCTGTACCCTGTTTGACCTGGACACGCTGCGACAGGAAAACAGCGCCGAGGATTTCCGTAATCTGTTTATGTGCGAGTTCGTTGACGACAAGGCGTCGGTGTTCCCGTTCGAGGAATTACAGCGCTGTATGGTCGACAGCCTGGAGGAGTGGGACGACTTCGCGCCCTTTGCCGCGCATCCGTTCGGCTCGCGTCCGGTATGGGTGGGTTACGACCCCTCGCACAGCGGCGACAGCGCCGGATGCGTGGTGCTCGCGCCGCCGGTGGTTGCCGGGGGCAAATTTCGCATTCTGGAGCGTCACCAGTGGAAAGGCATGGACTTTGCCACGCAGGCCGATTCCATCCGCAAGCTCACCGAAAAATATAACGTCGAGTATATCGGCATCGATGCAACCGGCCTCGGCGTCGGCGTGTTCCAGCTTGTGCGCTCGTTCTATCCTGCTGCCCGCGACATCCGTTACACGCCGGAAATGAAAACCGCGATGGTGCTCAAGGCAAAAGACGTGATCCGCCGCGGCTGTCTCGAATATGACGTCAGCGCCACCGATATCACCACCTCGTTTATGGCAATCCGCAAGACCATGACCAGCAGCGGGCGCAGCGCCACCTACGAGGCCAGCCGCAGCGAGGAAGCCAGTCACGCCGATGTGGCGGGGGCGACCATGCACGCGCTGTTAAACGAGCCTCTTACCGCCGGTAGCGGCCATGCATCCTCATCCATTCTGGAGTTTAATTAATGAGTAAACGAAACCGCCGGGCGCCGGAGAAAAAACCGGTTAACAATATGACCGTCAGCGCACCGAAAATGGAGGCGTTCACGTTTGGCGAGCCGATGCCGGTACTCGACCGCCGTGATATTCTGGATTATGTCGAGTGCATCAGTAACGGTAAATGGTTCGAGCCGCCGGTCAGCTTTACCGGACTGGCGAAAAGCCTGCGCGCTGCCGTGCACCACAGCTCGCCGATTTACGTAAAGCGCAATATTCTGGCCTCGACGTTTATTCCGCATCCGCTCTTGTCACAACAGGATTTCAGCCGCTTTGTGCTCGACTTTCTGGTGTTCGGTAATGCCTTTTTAGAAAAGCGGTTCAGCGCCACCGGCAAGGTGCTGAAACTGGAGCCCTCCCCGGCAAAATATACCCGCCGGGGCGTTGAGGATGATGTTTACTGGTGGGTGCCGTCGTTTGACCAGCCGCAACCGTTCGCACCGGGTTCGGTGTTTCATCTGCTGGAGCCGGATATCAATCAGGAGCTTTACGGGATGCCGGAATACCTCAGCGCCTTAAATTCAGCCTGGCTGAATGAATCCGCCACACTGTTCCGCCGCAAGTATTACCAGAACGGCGCGCATGCGGGTTACATTATGTACGTCACCGACGCCGCGCAAAGTAGCACAGATGTCGAGGCGCTGCGCGACGCCATGCGCAGCTCGAAAGGGCTCGGCAACTTTAAAAACCTGTTTTTCTACGCACCAAACGGAAAATCAGACGGCATTAAAATCGTGCCGCTCAGTGAGGTCGCGACAAAAGATGACTTTTTTAATATCAAGAAAGTCAGCGCAGAGGATCTAATGACTGCTCATCGTGTTCCCCCTCAAGTCATGGGAATTACACCGAATAATACTGGGGGGTTTGGGGACGTAGTCAAGGCTGCGCAGGTATTTGTGCGTAACGAACTTACACCGCTACAGGAAAGGTTAAAAGAGATTAATACTTGGTTCGGCATTGAACTTATCTCATTCAAGCAATATATGTTATCGTAACATAAATATTTTATATATTGCATGGCAGGCACCAAGTCCTGCCATTAACTTATTGACTTTCCAGTAAAAAATATAGAACAAATTACAACTTGCTCTTATTGGAATATCCTGTTATTTATTTTCAAGGATTTTAATTTAAATTTTATATCTACTTTGCGAATGTTGAGTTAAGGACTTCTCATGACAACATATATATTTAAGAATAGTGATCAAATTGGCAGTTTGGATGCGGAATCAGACTCTTTTTTACAGGAGTGCTTTTTAGAGTCGAATGTTTATAACATACTTAAAAAGTTTAATGCCGAAGTTGAGTTTACGAAGAGAATAATTGTTGGCCGCACTGGTTCTGGCAAAACAGCGATATTAAAAAAATTAGCAGAAGATCCAAACATAAAAAAACATGCAACCATAGAAGCTGAGTCTACTGTATTTGAACATATTAGAAATAATGTTTTTATTTCTCAGTTGCTTGATAATGGTATCGATTTAAGAGTGTTTTACAAATCCCTCTGGATGCATGTTCTTATCGTAAAAGTCATTGAAATGACATTTACCAGCAATCAGTCATTTTTTGAAAAAATACAAGCATTAGTGGGTGGAAAGAAAAAAAGGTATAATATAGAATTAGCGCAGGAGTATATTTCAAAACATAGTGATAATTTCTTTAACGATAAAATCGTGTCTGAAATAACTGAAAAAATGCAAAACGAGTTAAATGGTACGTTAGGATCAGGACTTGCGAAAGCTTCTGGGAAAATGGTAGAGGATACAGCAAGAAAAATCCAAACTGAAACAGCTCGATACGTCAGTAGTGAATTACTAAGAAAACAAAAAGAATTAATAAAAGTTATTACCGAAGAAACGCCCGATGAGGCCCAAAACAGAATAATAATAAGTATCGATGATTTAGATAAGTCTTGGCTGAGCAGTAGCTCAATTCGGTACGATTTTATAAACGCTCTACTTGATGCTTTTAAAGAGTTGATAGATGTGCGTTCTGTTAAAGTATTGATTTCTATCCGTAGCGATATCCTTATGGGTGTGTATAAAACCAACCTACGTCAAGAAGAAAAAGATAGATCGTTAATAATTCCAATTGAATGGAAAAGGAAAGAAATATTTGAGATTTTAGATAAAAGGATTAATTATTTAATAAAACATAAATATGCAGGAAGGATAAATGTTCGCTTTGCTGATATTTTTAATTTTAAAGTTAAAGGATTTGATGCCTCTACCTATATCGTTGAAAGAACAATGTTACGCCCACGTGATGCAATTGATTTCGTGAATTTATGCCTCAACCAGGGTGATGGAACAACCACAATGAATGAAGAGCATGTTCTGGAAGCAGAAGAAAAATACTACACCTCAAGGAAAATGGCACTGAATAAGGAATGGGTCAGCCAGTTCCGACATATTTCTGACTACATTGACAGCATAGCAAAACTTGAAAGGCAACAGTTTTTAAAATCAGAAATAACAGAAAAAATAACTCATATACAAGAATTTATAATGTCACGCTCTAAACAAGATGATAATACTACAGATGATCGAATTGCAACTGACTTTGATTCTTTACTAGATGTTTGGTTTACAGTGGGAATAATTGGGATAAAGAAAACTGAAAACTTAATAATATATTCATCTTTTGATAAACCCAATTTAGATATAAGTGATTATAATAAAACATTCTACATCCATCCATTATTCTTTAGAAACTAAAAAACAGCGGCTTAAATTAGCCGCTATTGTCTATCCTGGCGGGTAAACGGTTAGCATATCTTTTCATCTTCGACTCTTATTTTAATATTAAATTAACCACTAAACTTAAAACCATTTTGATTTAAAACCACTCCTTAAAAAAATTGATACTATCGGTGCGCGCAGTGCTTTCCCCGCCTCGCCTGCCCGCTTCATGTGCCGATGTAAATGCAATCGCATTCGCCGGCGAAAGCCGTGCCAGTACAGGCTTGCGAGGTTGTTAACGGAGCTAATAAACGCATGCAGACTAATGCGCAGTATGCATGCACTGGGTGAGGTGGGCTTCAAATATGTTTTATATGGCTTTATTTTTTTGCAGAATGCGACACAGATCGGTAAATTTTGCCTACAAAATATACTGCCGCAATTGCCAAAACGATGGACAGAACGCCCATAAAAATCATCACTGCGAGTAGAGGGCTTATCGCGCCCCCAAAGCTGGTTACATAGCCCAACCAGGCAAGGTGGTCTGGATTTAAAGAACGGAAAAGTATTTCTGGAATTGTTAGAAAGAAAATAATAACGGTTGCAACATAAATCAGTACTTTCTTTTTCTTCCCCGCCATCTTACTTGCCCTCTCCGCTCATGATGATCAATTATGTATACGAATGATACAGCAAGGAGTCACGAAATGTCACAAAGCTATTTTCAGCTACAGATGGAATCCAAAAAGCAATTAGCGATAGCGCTCACAAATTCTCTGAAAAGCATCCACGGCAATCTGATGTCAACTATTGATAGCGCGAAAATGGGAACCCAAAGGCTTATAAATTATGGTTCGTGTCTGGTGCCTGATGAATACTACCGCAGCACCTGCCGGGACATGCTAAGGGAAGACTTCAGGCTCTATCTGGCTGTTCTTGAGATATTCAATCGCCAGGATGTAGCAGCTGATATGGTATCGATTTACTTTCAGAAAACCTTAAAAAAGTTCGATACTAACAGCGCTAATGAGTTGGTGACGTTCTTGCAAGATAAACTCGGTTTAGCCGCTCACTTAGCATCTGGTAGAGTCAACAACATGGCTTTGACCATGACGCTTACAAAACTTATTGTTAGTTCAGCCGACTTTAAACAAAGCCATGTCGTTATGGTTAATAGATTTGCTTCATGGTTCATAACCGGTGCATCAATGTATGGGAAAGCTCAACTAGCAGCCTCAGCCGCGAACAAGTTAAAATTTCAGGATCCCGAATATTATCAACTTCTGTATAAAGAAAATTTAGAAATGCTGTATTACACCATTGAACCATTTATGACGAAAATTATTTACCAAATACAATCAGGAGATAACAGGCCGGAAATAATAGGTGACGCTTTATATGAGATATTGAAAAAATGAAGCGATTCATTTTGTGGCTATTACAGTCCTTTTTTTACCTCGTCCCTATTATTATCACTATAATCGGGGCGTATGTAATTCTCCGTTTCGTCACCTTCCACCCTGGGGTATTTGTAGTACTTTGGATTATCATTGTTGCATATGTATATATCCGGTACAGCAAATGGACTTAACTATTGATATCAACAAACATAACATATTGATAAGAAAGAGTTTCAACAGGCGATAGTGAAGCTTTTCTTCTCATTATCGCCTGCATGTCTTTTCTAATCTGTAAATTTTATTTTTCTAATGAAACAGTAGAAAAAGCAAGCAAATAGCTTTCCCTTTTTGCCAGGTTATCTCGTGCAATTTCTGCAATTAAATCCAACGCAATTTCACGATCCCTTTCGCGACATACCCCTTCGGCAGTCAAACGCGCAATCATCTCAACTCGTTCCAGCATGACCCGTTCTTTTAACTCTTCCGCCACTCGTCCCCCCTTGCATAATACTGTTTATACATACAGTATAGCGAATTAAAAAAAGATGAAAAGAAAAAACAGCGACTCAGTGAAAACTATATCTAACTGATATATAGACAAATAAATTTAAGTCTGCTTTACCGTATCAGCCAGGGTCTCAAGACGTTTGAGAATTTTACGAGCCTTCTCCTGATACGACGGCGCTGCCGAAAATATCGCTCCCTGAGCCGAACCTCTGCACCACTTGCCGTTAAAATAGCTCTTACCGCCAGATATCAGGTGCAGGGCTTCGCCCCGGGTGATCATGACGCCGGTAGTAAGTTGAATATCATCGATAGTGCGAGCTATAGCTTCACTTTGTTTATCCGTTCCGTGTGTGAAATTCCGTCGCATAGCAGGCTTTTTATCCCTTATTCGGTTTGTTAGCTGCCTCCTCTCATGCCGACTCAGCGGCTTCGATAAATCCAGTACCGGGGGATCGCTTTCGCTTCCCGTACAGTTATTGACAGAACTCCGAGAGGGCGCAGGCGCGCCCTTAACTTCACCCCCCTCGACCTGCGCACGCTTCGGAGCAATCTTCCACTGCGTGAGGCGGGTCAAAATCGGGGAACCATCGCCGACATAAGTGTCATAAACGCCACGAATACATACGGTCTCCTCACCGTACTGGTTATATTCGGTGCGTGGTTCATACAGCGTGCGCACCTGGAGCTCGTCACGGCGCACAAACGGGCCACCCTGAGCGTTAACGTAGCCAGCCCAATCACCCGCATCAGCAGCATCATGAACAGCAGCAAATTCAACACTCAGGCCGTGAGCGGTTTCGGTGTCAGCCAGGCGGCGTAATTCACGGTAAACGGTAACCGGCGCACCGCCGATAAACTGAAACTGTCGGATGCGCCAGCGCGCCGCCCAGGCCGAAACAGCGGGAGCCGTCTCTTTCAATAGCTCGCCGCTTTCATCGTCTTTTTCGTTATCGAGCGCATAGCCATCGATATTCTTCGAAATGTATTTAGCGACATACCCCGTTGCGCTGCCCTTCTCCGGGTCAATCGCCTCGGCATGAAAGCGCGCCTTTTTGGCTTTATCGCTTTTCAGTTCGTGCGCATCTTCCTGCCATGCGTAATCGCGCAGAACACTACGCACACGCCCAACATCTTCCGGCAGCATAAACATCAACATATGCCAGTGAGGCGTGCCGTCATGGTGTGGCTCAGCAACGCGGATACCGAAAATACGGATTTCTTCACGATGAAGTTTTGCTCGAATACGCGCCCATAAATCGGTGAGATAATTTTGTGTATCGGACGGGCTGGCGCCGCTCCACTTGTGGTTACGGTAACCAGCTTTTGTTGTGGCGTGATATTTCGATGGTGCCGTCAGCGTATAAAATTCGCCAACGTAACCAAGTTCATTACAGATATTTTCAAAGCCACGAATACGGGTCATTAACTCACAACGACGGATCGCCGGATTAGCGACCGAGCCATCGTATTTTTCAATCAGGCTGATGCGGTTGCCGTCTTCGTCTTCAAGCTCAAGACCTTTAAGAAATTCACGCGTGCGGCGCTTTTGTTCGCGCCAGTCAGTAACGCAATTTTTGCTCGCGTACGCATGTTTTTTCTTGCTGACATTACCCATTGCGATTTGCAGATGTTCGCGCCACGATGCGGCAACTTTACGCAGACGGCTACGCCACCACGTTTCAGTAAACATGCGGATCACTGCCGGGGCGACTTTATCCTGATCCCAATACTTTGTTGTCGTCCCTCCCCAATGCGGCGGAGTGATATTAAATTGCAGCGTGATTAACCCGGCGCGCATATACCATGCGTTGAGTGTCGCCAGTTCGCCTAAATCAGCATCATCATTATCAGCCAGTTCAGAACGAATAAAATTCGCGATATCAGCAGCCAGTAAATCGATATCGGCTTTCGACATATCAGGAAGCCGGTTATAGCGAGCCACCATATTGACCATGCGTGAGGCGACATATTGCTGCAACTCAGTATCAAAATGACCACCAAATACCGAGGCGGATACCTCGCTTTTAATACCGGTGACCTGGTATTTGTTTGCGACCAGTTCAAGCCGTGGCAATGCTCTCTTGCAGAAGGTAACTAAAAAAGCATTGGCGCGGTGACTGCCCTGGTGTTTTTCCAGTCCGTCAGCCGTGCGAAGCACGTCATAACGAACACACTCAGGCTGGAGAGAAAGCGCTTTTCGCGCATGCAGCAAAGCCGCAATCATGCGATCGCGGCGATACTGTTCAGCGTATGTAATATAGGGGCTGGCTATTGCTGACCGTGGTGCGTTCCACAGATAAGCGTAGGAAATTGCCACGCTAAACCCCACGGTAGTGTTTGCTTTTCAGCTCTATGATTTGCTGGCATGGGACGCAGCAGGACACGCCAGGAATTGCAGCGCGTCGCGCTTGCGGGATTGGTGCATCACACTCTTCACAAGCAAAACGGGAAGGTAAAACGAGACGGCTGCGCGCATTATTGATATGCAGCTCACGTGATTCCAGTTCCCATTGCTGCACACGATCCATTGCATCGGCCATTAGTGCAGCTCCTGAGATTCGTTTTCATAGCGAACCGCCTCGCGGCGAAGGAGTTCAGCGGCTTCTTTACCGTTCATGCCTTCTCGGGTGATGTGAATAGCCAGCGCTTCAAGGCGCAGCGATACTGCTAAAGCGCGGTCTTTACGTTCTTCATTTTTTGCTTTATTCAGCAACGCGACTAACGCGTCGTTATCGGCACTGAATTTATGACTTTCGATATTTTGCATAATGCTTTCTCCGGAATTTGGGCAAAACAATGCCCGGCGGGTTTACGCCATTTTTTATGATCGGGTTATTTAGTCTTTAGGTAATACGCATTCGTGAACGGAAAAACGGCGTGGTAATAATGTCCCCCACCGCGCAATTTCATTCATTGCGTGGATAATCAGCAATCGCCTTTCCTGATCAAAGTACTCAAAAGGCTGGCCGATTTCGTCGTGTTTGAAAGTCCCTGGATTGTGACGGTTCGCCAGGGTCATAACGACGAATTTAAAATCATCGCTTAATTTATTGAAATTACGCAGCGCCCCGTTTTGAGTGGCTTTTAATTTCTGATGAAAGCGCGCGAAGCATTCACGCCCGCTCATTTTTTGTGGAATTAAATCAGCATTAGCAAACGGATTCGCGGCATACTCTGACGCGGTAATACCACTGTTATTCATAACGCCTCCAGAAATTTTTTGAGCCTGGCGCGAAAAGAGAATTTCACACGGCTTTGCAATTCACTTAATAATGCAGACTGATTACGCTGCGGGTGCCAGCGCTTGCCATCCTTACCCATGATCCAGCCGTGACCGTAATGCATTGAAGGGCTTTGCTTTACAAGCAATGACGCGAATGATGGTTCATTGTTCAGCATAAGCACCTCATATCAGCCCAAAAGAGGCACCGATGCCACTCACGCTATCAACCATGCCCGACATTGCCGGATTAGCATGAAGCCGCGCCTGCAAGGCCAGTGCTGATAAAGACAGCATGCGAATACCAGCATTAACACTTTCAATCATGCTGTGCTTACGTGCCGGCGTGAGGCGTTCTGTTGCGACTGCGCCGCTTGCCAGCTCACCGAGTTCGCTCATTGCGCGCATGACATAAGATTGCAATTTGTCTTTTGCCATCTCGTTAACCGGCACGCATGGCAGGCAATGAATCTGAGCCAGGAAACCATCAACGAGAGTTGAGTCTTCAGTCAGGTCAGTCAGCAGCCACAACTCAGGCGGCGTAAATTGGTGAGGTTGCTCAGGGTTGAGTTTGTTACGTAGCGTCTGGACATTCATACCCGCTCGCTCGGCCAGCTTCGCCATGTTGTGGCGCTGAGCAAATGCCCTGCACGCCTCGTCAAAATGGAGCTGTTTGGAAACCTGAAAATCAAACATGCTTCGCCTCTATCTAATAGCTATGCTGATTTACGCATTAAGCGAAATGTCGCATTCACTTAAAGCTTGAACGGTCAGTGCAGCCATGTTTACTTCAACAAGGCCTTTTTTCTGCTTACCCTTCGGTTTGATCGGCAGCTTTCCATATTCAATAAGATTTCTGGCAGTTTCCTTGTTGGTTCCAGTACGGCGGCAGTACTCATCTAAAGGCAAGTAAGGCTCAGGGATGACGATTGTAATGTTAGGTCGCATAGTGCAAACTCCGTGTTTTGCCGATACGGTAATATCGGTTTTTATGAGGCATTATCTAACTTAGAGGCTAGGTTAATTAGATGATTTCTAAATGTCAATTTCATTTAGACATTTTCTAATTCCTTGTGAATGGAATGGCAAGATTTCGTATCGACCCAGATACTGACAGCGCACCTGTGTTAGATCGGGTTATTGAGGCGTATGGCTTCACACAGAAAATGCAACTTGCTGAACATTTAGACATGGCAGCCAGTTCACTCTCATCACGCTATAAGCGTGGCGGCTTACCAGCAGATATCATGCTGAAATGCATGGCTGAAACAGGCGCAACGCTTGAATGGTTGGCCACAGGGAATGGCAAAAAATTTGATAGTGAAGAGCTAGATATTCTTAAAATGCCACGCAAAAAAATCGTAGATGGTCAACTCTATGATTCAGGTATGCTCATGCTTGATAAAGCCTTATTTGTGCAAGGCAAACCTGTTCCCCAAAACGGAGTTTGCATATTGGACGGTATGACCCAGCATATCATCGAGCAAAGTTTTACAGAGATCTATGATGATGACTGGCTAGTAGAAATCGAGGGAAAAACGAGCATCAGAACACTTACCCGCATTCCAGTAAAAAAGGTACGGGTTAGCGGCGTAGGCATGGCATTTGATTGTTCTATTGACGATATAAAAGTAATAGGCCGTGTTGTATTAACTATAAAATAGCTTAAGGATTTGGCATGTTAGACTACAAAACAGCTTCAAAAGATGAACTTAAAGCAGAAATGAAACGCCTTGCGGCTGTTGTTTCTGATACCTCATTTGGTACGAAAAAAGAGTTTTTTCACCTTCCTCAAATTCTCAACGTTGGTGAAACACCATTGGCAATCGCAAGCGGCTCGATGGACGGGAATACCTGGCTTATCACTCTCACGAATCAACGAGTAATCTTCCTGGATAAAGGCATGCTGTATGGTGTCAAACAGGTTGATGTAAGTCTTGAAAACATAGTCAGCGTTGGCGGGAAAACAGGTCTAATACTTGGTGAGATAACGATATCGACTACCGGACAAAATTACACCATTAAAAATGTTCCCAAATATGCCGTTCTTCCCTTCACAAATTTAGTGAATGAGACCAGAAATAGCCTCTATGCTAATCAACAAACAAACACTACACAGCCTACCAATGACTCGTCTTCCTTTGATAACGTAATGGATAAAATCGAAAGACTGGCAGAGATGAAGGAAGAAGGTATTTTGACCGAGGAAGAATTCCAACAGCAAAAACAACGCCTGCTTAATTCTTAATACTATGCCGGTTAGAAAACTTTCAAACGGTCAATGGATAGCCGATTTCTATACTGTTGACCGCAGTAACGGAAAAGAGGGTAAACGCCTTCGCAAAAAGTTTGCGACAAAGGGTGAAGCCCTCGCCTTTGAAAATTATACGCTGCAAAAAATAGATGATTCTCCCTGGCTAGGCGAAGGTGAAGATAAACGTCGCCTGACTGATCTGATTCATCTTTGGTTTGACCGGCACGGAATAACCTTGCGTGATGGGGAGAAGCGCAAGAAAGCGATGCTATGGGCAGCCGAATGTATGGGATCGCCTCTTGCAGCGGAGTTTAATGCTCAACTTTTTACCCGGTATCGTTCCAAACGGCTCGAGGGTCATTTCGCTCGCACAAAGCGTATCAGTAAAGTATCTCCGCGCACGATGAACCTTGAGCTTGCATATTTCCTCGCTGTATTTAATGAACTGAAAAGGCTTGGTGAGTGGGCTGCGTCTAATCCGCTTGAAAATGTCAGGCACTTTCGCACTGATGAAAGTGAAATGGCTTTTCTGACAGGCGAACAAATAGAAAAGCTTTTGCTGGAATGTCATGATAGCTCTGCAAAAGACCTTGAGATAATAGTCAGAATTTGCCTGGCAACCGGCGCAAGATGGAGCGAAGCTGAGAGCCTTAAGCGCTCACAAATCGCAGCGGGGAAAGTGACGTTTATTAAAACGAAAGGCAAACGCAATCGTACAATTCCTTTAGACCCGCGCATACTTGCAGAGTTACCTAAAAAGAATGGTGCACTTTTTACACCTTGCTATTATGCATTTAGAAATGCGCTCGAACGTGCAGGCATTGAGCTTCCGCCGGGACAGATGACACACGTTTTACGGCACACATTCGCAAGCCATTTTATGATGAATGGCGGAAACATTTTGGTGTTGCAAAAAATACTCGGCCATACCGATATTAAGATGACCATGCGTTATTCGCACTTCGCTCCTGACCATCTTGAGGATGCAATAAAGCTTAACCCTTTGAGTGTCGCAAAAGTGTCGCACCAACATAGAAATTTCGCCTAACATAACACTATATTGGCTTTTCAAATGACTGATTTTGAAGTAAGTTATTGTTTTTCGGTTGGCTGTAATGATTCTCATAATCGCTTGGTCGCTGGTTCAAGTCCAGCAGGGGCTACCAGATTTCCCTTATAGAATCATGTATTTAGGCCATCATTTGTGATGGCTTTTTTGTTTGTGCTTTTCACTGTGGCGATAGATTTTTCGAGCGTCATCCCCCTGTCGTCGCCGCACAACCGAGATGATGTTTCTGACCGCGTTTTCAGGCAGGGTAAAATGAGCAAACGCGAAGATATAATCGAGCCTCATAACTGGACAAACACTACCCGATATGGGCTTGTTTATAGCGAAGTTTTGGGATGGATCGATATCGGACACGCTCAGGGTACAGATATATATACACTACTGGACGACTTCCGCATGGGTGAGGCTAGTAACAAGCCATATTATCGGATTACTTACACCCAAAAAATGTATGTTTCTGGTCGCCGGTTCGGCACCGGTAAGTTTGTTCGCTGGGATATAAAACGCGGCCGCACCGAAAAAGAGATACATCGTATTGCGCTTGCAATGATGATGCAAACTGCCCGGAAGTTTGAAGACTATCAATCACAATGGTATTTCAATTGGTATACTGACAGCGGCTTCAGTGGTGAAGACCTTACTTCGGACTTACTTGGGTTTTACAAAGTACTAACCGGTAGCTATTTCAAATCGCAATTAAAACTGGTGAGTAAAGAAAGTGCTTTAAAGCGTTGGGATTATTATGGCCCCATAGGCAATTATAAAAATAAAGGCTTTCAGCCTCTACTCTTCAATGACCCTGGCATTCCTTGTGTAAAGCTGACTCCTTATAACGGCCATATACCCGCCTTTATGAGACGCATTTCTCCCTGGAGTGACTTCAAATCAGAGAATGCCCGCATAGTGACACGCGACGGAACCTATTTTTCGGTTTACGCTCCTAACGCGAGTGATAGAATATGAAAAAGTTTACGCGTATTATTTTATTCCTTCTGGTGCTGCTTTTTATTGCCTGGTTGTTTGCCCCATTGCCGGAACATAAGGAATACAAAGAGAGCGACTGGTATAGCTATTTTTCTTACACAGACACTGATATTAAAAATACTCCCAAAATATCAAATAATTACATTTATCATTTTGACGTAACTGATGGTGGCTACAGAGAAATGAGCAGCATACTTTTTTATGGTGCTACCGATGCCAGTCAGTTAGGCACTTATCTGAAAAATCTTGGTTTTTTATTAGCAAGAAAAGTGGGAAATGGTACAGAAGAAATCTGGTTATCACCAAAAAACAGGGGGGTGGTTTTTTCAATTAGCTACGATAAAAACAAACGTATAGTCAGATTAACGAAAACCATCCTTTGAAAGTTAAAAGCCAGTAATAGCAACTGCTCTTACTGGCTTTCAAGCCATTATAACCACATGGTTTGCTGTCCGCCCCTGCCCGGATGCGGTGGGGCGCGATCTACTTTCCCCGACGTCACGATAAAGCGCTCTATCGACTCCATCGTCACAATAGTGCAGCTGCAATTAATATTGGTGCACTGGTGATAACGCTCTTTGGTGTTTTCACTGAGATAACGACTGGTGCGCGCATGCTCGCCTGCTTTTCCACTGGCGATCAGTAATTCAGTCACCAGCAGCGGCTTATTGAGATGAAACATGGACGCATCGGCATCATCGCCAGTGCGAACCCTTACCACGATAGCGGGCCTCACCGTGGTAAGGGTTCGGGTGCCTTCGTTAGCTTCAACAACGCGCATACCGTGATGGTAATCCTGAGCCATAAGGCAATCTCTCCGGGTTAGAGGGGTATGCTTATGTTCTGTTTATCATTAGCCTATGCACATAGTGGGGATGGTAAGACGGTTAGCACATGATATGAATTTATAAAATTACACGTTCCCTATTTGGTCTGGTATAACTGTTCTGTTAAAATATAAAAAATTGAGAATACACTAATAAAACTATAATCAGGCATACCATGAAAAATAATTCGATCACTGCTGCAAAGGGCATAGGTATCATTCTTGTCGTTATTGGACATATTTTAGAGGGAGTAATTTCACCCGCTATATTTACATTTCACATGCCATTCTTCTTTATTTTATCTGGCATAGTTTATAAAGCCTATGCTAACCGGGAATTTACCATAAAGAAAACCCAGCGCTTAGTTTACCCCTATATCTTCTATAGCCTGTTATTTTTTATGCTTGGATTAAAACTCTTATCCCATAGAGAGATACTAAATTATGACACAACGATTAAATTGATAACAGAAAACCTAAAGGGAGGTCCATATCTTGGGGGATGGCAGAGCGTTTTCTGGTTTGTATCCGTTATTTACCTAAGCCTGATAGCATATAATATACTGGTTAATATTCTTAGCACAAAAAAGCTAAACATTGTCATTATCGCGATGCTGTTTTTTGCATATATCTATTCTTTCTTCTTTAATTACAAAACTCCATTTGACATTGGCGTTTGTTTGTTTGCGATTCCTCTTATCCATTTGGGGCATCATTTTAAAGCGAAAATAGAGAATTTAAATGTTGCTCTTTGTATCGTTATCCTTTCTGCCTACGTAGTTCTGAATACCTTTATGCCGCAATATTTAAGAATGGATATGAAATATGCCCATTTTGGCATTCCTTTCTTAAGCATTATTTCTTCGTTATCTGCAACAAGAATTATTTTATGGTTAGCAAAAAAAGATTTTATCCAGAATCCCGCTGTGCTTATTTTTGGTGAATGCTCCATGCTTGTTATGTATTTACATCAGTACATCCGATTAGCTTATATAGCCCCGCATATATCCAATAAAGTCCTGATAGCAGTTTATACTCTACTCGCTTGCTTTATTGTTAGCTACATTTACCGTGTTGCCAAAAGATCACGTTTTGGCTCTAGCATCATTGTGAAAATAGTTAACTAAGCACTTATTGTGGCGGCCCCGGCTGCCACAAACCTTTCGTGCTTGCGCTATATCATTATCACCTAAACTGTATTCAGGAATGGCAAGCAGTCCATCATTCCCCGGTATATGCACTTAACTCCTTACGGTAAGTTATCCACGCATCCATTTGGGAGCTGAACTCTGCTTCTGTTTCCTCGGGTCAATCCTTATCAAAGATATTAGCGTGTAATATTGCACTCTCTGAACTTGCACGCTCATACCCGGATGATTCAACTAACAGATAATCTTTTTTAATCCTCACCTATAGGTTATTAACATCAGGAGGCGCAAAAATTCCGGAATCGTGATCCCCCTACGTCGCGGTTCTTTTCTTACCTGCAGATCGCATAGAGCACTTTACATACTTAATAGCCGGATAAAAAAATTACACGTTTTTTCTATATGTTTTAACGCTATTGTCAGCATTGCACTCTGCATATCGCTTTAGCCATTTAAATTTTCCGCCGTAAAAGGATGTTAAAAAAGGCCACCTTTGTGGCCCTTATTACAGCGCAGAACTGGCCAGCTTATAAATGGTCGGTAAGTCTGTTCTTAAATAGCTCGGTTAACTGCCCCGGGTGTTTAATAATAACCCGACCGCCAGAGTTAATTTTATCAGCCCCACCG